TCGCACACTGCAGTCAAGGTCTTGCCAAGCGTGTCAGGCAGCACCTTGCGATTGTTTGCCACCTCATCGGGGAGGCGCCCATTTACTTCAGCCATGATTTTCTCCTTGCGATTTCGCGGCGGTTACTGGAAGGCGATCTCGACGACCTTCACCTCTTCGGAGCGCACTGCACCGTAAGAGGCGGCCATTGAGACCTGCAGGGTGTTCTTCTTGTCGGCGCGGCGGCTGGCGTTGCCTTCCGTGAAGCCCGTGCCGAAGTGAATACCGCTCTTGGCCCATGCGATCGCGTAGTAGGTCAGTGCGGTGAATTCAAGGCGCTCGTACGGCACCCACTTGAAGCCCATCCACTTCCCGCTGATGTCGCCTTCCTGCAGCATCTTCACCGCCATGAAGTCGGCGCTGGTCAGCGAGGTGTCGGCAAGTACGTCCTCGAGCATGGCGCTGTTGAACGCCATGAACAGCTCCTCGCCGTTGTACTCGTCGGCCTCAGCCGCACGGAACATCTTCTTGGCCTGGATGATCTTGGCCTTGGTGAAGCCTGTGCCGCCGTGTGCGATCTTCTGCCCGACAGGCAGCGGCACCGTGGCGCCGCTCTTGGTGAGTGCCAGACCGCGCGCAGCGTTGTAAACGATCTTGTCGATGCGCAGGTTTTTGGCATTCATCAGGCGCTCGGTGTAGGCGCCCGTGGGATTGACCAAGAGCTTCGGCTCATCCGCACGATCGACCGGGAAGGCCTTGAAGAAGTCGCGCATCTGACCCACACGCGTGCTGTGTTCGATATCCGACCAGATGGTGTCGCCGTGGCGGGTGTTGTCTTCGTCGAGCTCATCGACGGTGGCGAGCATGTTGCAAGTGAAGCTCTCGCCGGTGATGGTGCCGCGATCAAGGACAGCGCCTTGGAAGCGGGAATCTTTTTGCTGGGCCAGCAGCCGGATGGTGTCATCCCACTGCTGCACAAACGCCTGGGGAATTGTCGAGGACATGATGACTCGCTCCTGAAATTGATTGAAGTGGTCGCCTTAGGTTGTCCAGCACCAGGGCCGGGCCTGCTGTCGCGGTGGTACGCCGGCTACAGCGCGCCACTGTCGGGCCATTTCGGGAGGTTGTCCGCACGCCACCACGGGCCTCAATGCCCGCGATGGTGCGTTTGACGTGCAGGCGGTTTCCCGCCTGTTGATAGCGTGGCTAGATTGCCAGACCGGGGTAGTTCTTCTCGTAGAAGGATTTGACGCGCTGACTAACCTCCGCGTGCTTAGGATCCTTCGGGTTGCGGTAGGCTTCCGACGCCATGAGTTCGGCGATGGTTTCCTGCTGGGTGACGTTGGTGTCACCTGGATGCACACCAGGGTCCTCACCCATCTCCGGCGCAACTGATGCCATCAGGCGCAGGAAGACAGGATTGTTCGCCAGCCCACTTGCCTCGGCATCGGCCAGCGTAATGCCGGCCTTGTTGGCGAAGCCTTCGAACGCGCGATAAGCACCGCCCAGGTTGTCCTTGAACGCCTTGTCATCGGGCCATGTCTTGCGCAGCTCGGTCGCACAGAACTTGTCGTCAAGCATCTGGGCGGCCTGCACCAGCTCAGGCGCCGTGCGCATGTAGCGGTCGAGCACATAGCTCACTTGCTCGTTCGTCATGCCCTTGGCGTGAGCGCCCTTCAGAAACTCGTTGGTGGTCGGATCAGCCTTGAAGGCCTCGAAGTCGAAGCCCTCGACGTCGATCTTCGGCGCGTACTCCTCCGGGTTCTTCGGGACCGTGCCGCGATGCTTCTCCAGGTCCGCATAGCTCTGCGAGACCTTGCGCAACGAGGCCTCCATGTCGAAGGTCGCCGCTTCGCCTTCGCCTTGGAAGACACGGAACTTCTCCGGCACAGCCTCATGAATCGGCAGCGCTGTCGCGCTCTGACCTTGGGCCAGTAGCGAGCTGTCTGCAGCACCAACTGCGGCAGTCACCGCACTTGCGGTGGCAGCGGGGTCGCTGACGTTTCCAGTCGCCGCGCCCTCCCCGCCACCACCGCCGCCGCCACTAGCACCCGAGCCAGCGTCTGCCTGTTCCATGTATGGGTAATGCGGTCGCATCATGATTGCTCCTGGTTGGGGTCTGTATCGACGCCGTTGGCGCGATTGATCTGGCGCACGATGTACTCGATAACCTCACGATGCGCGCTGGCCTGGTAGGTCTTGAGTACGGCATCAATGCCGCCTTCGGTATGAACCTTCGCGTGCGCTGCAAAGCGCTTGTAAAGGTCTTCGAAGATCGCCGCACCACGGCGGTCTGTCTCGAATATGTCGCGGTACATGAACGCCATGGCGTTCTGGTCTTCCGCCCCGTCTTCCGTCCTTCTCACGGCGCGCGCTCTTCCCAGAACAGATTGAACGTGCCTTGTGCCGCGTCATTGACCGCCAAGCCGCCGGTCAGGGTCGAGAAGCGGATGAAGTAATCACCGGCCGGCAGGCCGCGCTCAGGCGTGCCACCGCCCACGTTCTGGGCGCCAGCGTTCTGCGCCGATGTCCTGACCAGCACCAGGTCCGATACCGTGCCGCCAGAGAATCCCCCGCCGACCGATACGGCTACCGCTGGCACGTAGGAGGGAGATGGCCGTTCGGCCATGCGATTGACACCAATGACCGGCAACGCAGTCCATGTGCCGGAGGCGCTCGCTCCGTTGAAGGCCTCGACGCGCAGCGCGCCTTGTGTGAGGGACAGCGACTGCGCGAACAGGATGAAGTCCTTCGGGCTGGTCACGCGCATCACCAGCGGAGGGCCGGCCACCGGGATGTTCAGCTCGAGGAAGCTGCGGAACATGCGCCCATCAAAAAACGACGTCTGGCCATCCTCGACACGGTAGCGGCGGCTCTCGCCGTCGTTGTCTGTGACCAGGCTTCCACGCCGGGTTTCCCAGCCGTTGGGCCCGAGAGTCGCTTCGCCGCTCATGCATTCACCATGTTCTGGGCCATTGCTTTCCCAGCCTCTTCGACGATAGGCGCGGCGGCAGCTTGTTGCTGTGCAGCCTGCTGGGCATCGCTGCGCTGCTTGCGCATGAGTGCGATCGCCTTGGGGTCTCGCAGGATCTTGTCCGCACCTACCGCCTTGGTCACGCTCTTGATTGACTCGTCTGCATCGAGCGGATCGAAGATCGCCGGATCCTGTTGCAGGCTGAAGATCTGGCCGGCCGCCATCCATGCGCGCTCGATGGCATTGACCTCCTCCATCTTCTGGGCCCGAGCGAACGGTGAGCGGTAGGACACGCTTGCCACCTTGCCGCGCAGTGAGTCCGGCATGGGCGGCAGGGCACCAGCACGCAGCGCAAGGCCGAAGCAGCGCTCGACCAAGGTCTTCAGCTTCTCCGACTGGAGGCGCCCGTAGAGCGGCCCCATCAGCTGGCGGATCAGCGCAATGCGCTCATAAACCGCAGCAGCGGTCTCGACCGGCCCTGACGTCTTGGGAGTGAGGTGGTCGGCCATCATGACGCGCTTGATCTTCTGCTCAAGGCGCTCTTCGCTCATGACCGCCACGTTGAAGTTCGTCGCAGGCTGCAGCGCCTTCATCGAATCGACGCTGTTGGCAATGATGATCTTGCGTGCTCCGACCTTGATCGTGCGCGGGTTGAGCACGCCATCGTCCTCGGCTATCCACATGCCGGCCACAGCCATGTCCAGGTTCTGCAGCTCCAGGCGCTTGAGCTCGTTGAGGCTGCGCGCGTCCGGCAACGCAATGCTCGCCGGTCCCAGGCCATAAGGCAGGTTCGGCAGCACACTCCAGCGCGGGCAGACGAAGGGCTGCTCGTGGTAGCCGCTCTCCCTCACCAGCTTGCTCGTCTTCATCTCGACGTGACATGACGCAAAAGGCATGTTCCTCGCCAGCACGCCGCCGTCATAGCCCTTGCGAGGATAGATCGCATGGACGAATTCCAGCTTCTCGTCCGGGTTCTTTTCCATCGTGCGTTTGACGGCATCACTGAGCTCGTCGCCACGGCGCTTGAACTGGTTGGTGGCCTGCTCGGCCGTAAGTTTGTAGGGCCGGTAGATCGTGTCGACCGGGCCGCCGCTTCTCGACTGCGCCACGAAGCAGCCACTGATCGGCCACCACTGGAACGAGTAGCCGCCTACTTCGCGGTCCTCGTCGATGAACAGTACGCCCCAGCCAGCGAGCACCAGCTCCTGCGTCGCCTCGTAGTCCTCTGCGTCGAAGTTTGAGGCGTGGATGTGCTGCCAGATGACCTCGGCGCAGCGTTCGAACCACTGCGTTTCCTCCTGGCTCTCGTGGTAGGCATCGAAGCCCAGCCAGATCGCGTTGGCCGGCGTCATGCCGGCCTGGATGTTCGAGGTCAGGATCTGGGCAGACTCGGCCAGCGTCGAGTCGGTGAGCCTCGCCAGCCGATCCTGCGTCTGGTTGGCGTCGCGCACTTCGCCCTGGAAGCCATCGACGCGCGATGGCAGGCTGTACTCGAAGACATCGCGCCACGGCTGCTCGTTGGGCAGGCGGATGGCCTGCAGCTGCTTGCAACGCTTGACGATGGTGTTGCCCTTCTCATCCATCGCCGTCAGCCTCCGAGCTGTGTTTTGCCTTGCGCGAGTAGCGTGGGACTGCCTTCGTTCGTGTTGGCGCCTTGCTCACGGCCTGCAGCGAGCAGGCTGGAGCCCTTGGCGCGCCGTTTGCGCTCGACCACAGCCGCGTTGCTCGCCTTGGCCGCCTCGGTCTTGGCTGTGGCCTCCTCGGCCACCGGGTCACGCGTGACAACGTCCGGCGTCTTGGGCTTCACGCCCAGGCCGATGGCTGCGTGCAGCTGGTCACCGCCACCGCCGAAGAAGCCGGCCGGGTCGTAGAAGCTCTTGGCGTTGCACATGGCAGCGCCCCTTTAGCGCAGGCCGACGAGCTTGGCGGGCTGCTTGGTCGAGACCAGCCAGCCCTCGTTGGTGAGCACCGGGCGCTCGAGCTTGTCGGTGTCGATGGATGCAGGGCTTGGCAGCTTGCCGGTCTCTGCAGGCGCGGCCAGTGTTGCGCGGCCACGCTGGATGCGATCCACGACGAGGTCTGCGCCTTCCGGCTTGTCCAGGTCCAGCACGGTGTCGCCGCCGTCGATCTGGCTGGCGTCCAGGTCTTCGCCTTCACCGCCTTGGGGGTCCTGGTCTGCGGGCTGTGGATCTTCGCCCGGTACGCGGGCGGCTTGCTGCGACTTTGACATGGCTGGGCTCCGGCTGTTTCTGAGGGGAACGGATGGGGATCAATGCCCGCGCAGTGTCTTGCGCTGCCATGGGCGGTTTCCCGCCTGATTGCCTAGCGGTGGTGCCGCATCACGTCCGCCACCGATACGTTCCGGCCCTGCATCGGCAGCTCTGCCCTGGTTCGCCCCAGCGCCCAGCAGTAGAACTCGATCAGCATCTCCCCGTCGCAGTGCCGTGGCTCGGCGCCGCTGTTGCACCAGTCGCGCATCGTGGTGCGCGGTATGGCGATCTGCTCGGCGATGTTGGGAACGGTCCAGCCATGCTTGCGCAGATCTGCGAACACGCGGAACCAGTCGATTCGCATACGGTTCAGCAGGTCCTGTGGTGGCAAAACGCGCACACGCGCGTGCAGGTCAGTCGCTCCCAAGTCATCCTCCTCGTTGGGCATGTTGCCAAATCTCTGCGATGGTCTGGCGCAACCTGTCGGCGTCCGCGTTACCGCGTTTGAACGCGATGTCCTCCAGCCACGACCGACGCAGCGCAAGCGACGGCAGTCGAGAGATTGCGCGGGCCTCGGTCTCATGTCGCCACGCTTCCGAATCGGAATCGACCAGCGTGCCATCGAGGAGAGCTACGAGGCCCATGTCCGTCAGCCCATGAACTGAACGTTCAGTTCCTGCTTCAGGGCGTAGCCCATCAGCGGCCAGATCTTCTGCACTGCATGGGCCCGTGCGATCTTGCGGCCCAGCTCGGCGTCGAAGTTCTCCGGGCTGGCGCATGCGCTCTCGCCGGTCACGGTGAAACCGTTGCCCAGGATCAGCACGCAGAAGGTCAAGAGACCCAAGTTGTCCATCTCCTCAACGGTGAAATCGCGCCCTTCGTACTCGCTGCCAATTGCGCCTTCCAGTGCTGTGAAGTAGAACTCACCGATGATGTTTGCCTCGATGGCCTCCGGCGTGACGCGTGGTGCGGTCAAACCCTTGGCCTGGATTTCCTGCTCGATTTCGTAATCACTCATTGCGTTATGCCTTTCGAATGTCTGCTGCGACTCACGGGCGCGCAGCGAAAGCCCTGTTCATGGATGAACCTCGCACACCCGGAAGACCGCACCGGCCAGCGTGATGCGTTGCCCGACGAGGATCAGCAGCATTGCGATGTGGTCGCCCGTCACCGTGAGCTCGGCCTTCTTCCAGTTGCCGCGGCCGATGGGTTTGAGGATCAAGGTCATGGCTCACGCGGTCACCGATTCGAAGAGGCCGCCCTGCGGGCTCACTTGCGCAGCCATCGGCGTGATGGTCACGACAACGCGCGCCTCACCGTCCGGCTCCATGCGCTCGGACTCGATGCGGCGGACCCACTTGTCATCGTCGATGGCGATGCCCTTGAGCGCGTCGAGCAGCACCTTGTTGGCGTTATCGAGATCGATGCAGAGCACGTCGTCGTCCCAGCTCAGTGGAGCCTTGCGTGCGCGCTTCTCCCAGTCCTGCGGACGCTTCGGGTACAGCTGGATGCCGATGGCCACGCGGCCCGACAGCGGTGTGCGAATGCCCGCCTTCTTCACGAGCCAGCCCACCTCGGCCTTGTAAGCCTTAGCCTCTTCGCTGAGCGTGACGATGGCCCTCGTGTGGCCCTTGGGGACGAACGATCTCCAGTACAAATTTGCAGATACGGGATACGGCAGCGTGAGGGTGATGGCTGGCGCGCTCATGCTTTTCTCCTCCAGTTCTCGCTCACGTATGTCTCGCGCCTGTCCTGATTCAGCTCGACGCCATTCGGAATGTGCAGACGAAATCCGCAACGCCTGACGTGCATGCAAACGGCAACGAGATCACGCGATGCCCACGGTTCATACGCCAAGCCGCTGCGCTCGCATCGTGGGCACTTCATCGCGCCGCCGTGGTTCTCGGGTTTTCGGATGTCGCTCATCACGCCCTGCTCAACAAGTCCGTCGGTCTAGCGAACGGCGCCTCAAGGAACTGGTGAGACTCTTTGTGCAGGTACAAGGCGATGCGACCTTCCCAGTCGCCGTTGCGCTGCTTGTCACAGATCAGCAGGGCGTCGGGATCATTCACCGGAGTTGTTTCGCCCTTCTCTGCCGCACGCTCTTTCGGTTTGTTCCGCCACACGTTGATGACGTTGTAGACCTGGTCTGGAATGCTCTTCGCGCCGGCAATGTCGTACTTGCCCGGCACGCTGCTTTCGTTGTCCGGCTTGCGCGAGTGCGTGACCAGGTGGATGTGCATCTGCGTGCTGTCAGCGATCTCGCACAGCGAATCGACGAATCGCTTCTGGTCCTCGTAGGCAGTCTGTCCGTACTCGGAAACGCCACACTTCATCAGGCTGTCCAGGATGAAATGCTGGATGTCTTTTTCCTTGGCGCAGTAGCGCAGCAACGCGAGGATGCGCCCGGACTCGACAGAGCCCTGCTTGTCGTAAAACCACAAGCCACCGTCTGTGCGCTGATGAAACTCACGGATGTATTCGACACTCGGCACGATGACGCCCGAGGCCTGCCGACACATCCGTGCAAGGGTCCGCACCGGCGGCATTTCGAGCGATGCCGTGCAGACCTTCTTGCCCTGCGCAACGAGACCCATCGAAATCTGACCGAGCACCTCGCTCTTGCCGCTGCCGTTGTAGCCATTCCATGCAGTCACTTCGCCCGGACGGAAACTCAGAAAACCTGCGGCCTTCTTCCACGGCATACGCGCGCCACGGTCGATGTGCTTGTCGTGGAAGTGGCTCACCACGGCGTCAGCAAACGAAGAGCTGGGCAGCACGCGGTGCGCGCCTTCCGACTCGCGCTCGTACATCGAAAAGTCGATGTCGTCAGAAGCTAAAAACTCAGCCATGTGCGCGCCTCCCGCAGCCTTGGTCACACCACTCGTTGAACGTCAGGTCGCCCACCTTCGGCAACCAGGCGAAGCCGCCGAAGCTGTCATTGCTCGCCGCCAGCATGGCGTCGGTTATGCACACGAGCAGAGAGCGTGGCGCGGCCTGCCTGATGCGCTCGACCAGTCGGCCAGCCGCATCAGTCCATGTCGGCGTTTCGAGCATCACGTACAGCCCAACCACGCAGCGCAGGTCGATCAGATCAACGCGGGTATCGAGCGGCAGATGAACCCGGGCGAACGACTCCTGCTGCTCGACCCAACTGTGCCGTTGGCGCGAGTGAAACGGATCGTTGTCGAACTCGATGACGACGCCATTGCTCGCAGGTCGATGACCAGAGCGTCGAACCTTGAGCAGCAGGGCGAGTGTGTTCGGGCTCATATCGCCCCCTGCAGGTGTTCGGATGTTGCTGCGGAATTCGAGGCAGTCGACTTCGCCCAGTTCTCACGCGCCGCGGTCATCAGGGCCTCGTCCCAATCGACGTACTGCTGCCCTGACCGCCTGGCGTAGCTGACAAAAGCCTCCAGCTGCGCCGACATGTAGCGCTGTCCGAACCCCTTCTCACGCGCCCACTCGACCAGCCGGGCTGAGAGGTTTTCAAAACTTTCAAAGCCATCAGGCATTGACGTCTTGCGTGGCTTCTTCGATACAGCGGGTTTTGC